TTGGGCGGTGTGGCTTATGGCACTGGATCAGCAATTGCGGTGACCGCAGCAGGAACAACAGGCCAAGTATTAGTTTCTAATGGTGGCAGTGCGCCATCATGGGGCAGTGTTGGAATTGCAAATGGAGGTACTGGAGCATCAACTGCATCGGCTGCATTTAATGCTTTGTCACCCATCACTACTGCGGGCGATTTAATTTTAGGTACTGGAACCAATACTGCTGGGCGTTTAGCAATTGGTTCAAATGGTTATGTATTAACCTCAAATGGCACAACCGCATCCTGGCAAGCATCAACGGGTGGTGTTACGCAAATTGTTGCGGGCACAAACGTCACCATCTCGCCCTCAGGCGGCACAGGTGTTGTGACCATTAATGCTGCTGGATTGAATGCAGCATACACGCGCACAAGTTTCACCGCTTCAGCAGGGCAAACCACATTCTCAGTGGTATATACCGTTGGATATTTGGAAGTATTCTTAAACGGTGTGTTCTTAAATGGCAGCGATTACACCGCAACCAATGGCACATCCATGCAATTGGCAGTGGGTTGTACTGCGGGCGATATAGTTGAAACCGTTGCGTACAATACGCAAACAGTTGTAAATACAAATGCCGATAATATTGTTGGTGGTGCTTCTGGTGAGCTTTTATACCAAACAGGAGCCAATTCAACTGGCTTTACAGGTGTGGGTACATCAGGACAAGCATTGTTATCTGGTGGAACTGGTAGCCCAACCTGGGGCACGCTTGCGATTACAGCAGGCGGTACAGGTGCTACCAGTAAAAGTGCGGGCTTTAACGCTTTATCACCGATCACTTCAACCGGTGACTTGATTCTTGGTAATGGCACTAACAGTGCAACACGATTAGGTATTGGTTCAAGCGGTTACGTTTTGACCTCTGATGGCACGACAGCTTCTTGGCAGGCTGCTGCATCTGGTGGTGTAACGTCATTTAGCGCAGGAACCACCGGATTTAGCCCATCAACGGGTTCTACCGGCAGTATTACCTTAAGTGGTACATTAAATATTGCGAATGGCGGTACAGGAGCCACTACCGCAGCAGCCGCATTTAATGCACTAAACCCAATGACTACAGCGGGAGACATTATTTATGAATCTTCCGCAGGGGTTGCTGCGCGTTTAGCATTAGGAACCGCAGGCCAAGTTCTAACGGTTGTGGGCAGCATTCCTTCGTGGGCTGATGCAGTTCAAGGAACGGTAACCTCAGTTTCATTTTCAGGTGGTTTAATTTCTGTAGCAACACCAACCACAACACCTGCATTAACTGTTGCTGGAACCTCTGGTGGCGTGGTGTTCTTTTCATCATCAAATGCATGGGCATCATCTGGTGTTCTAACGCAGTATGGTGTGATGTATGGCGGTGGTGCAGGATCAGCACCCCAGGCTACAACCACAGGAACCGCAGGACAAGCATTGCTATCTGGTGGTGCTAGTTCTTCGCCCCTCTATGGAACGCTTGGAATTGCAGCGGGTGGAACGGGTACTACAACGGCAGCGGCAGCATTTAACGCTTTAAATCCCATGACCACTACTGGTGATTTGATTTACGAATCAGCCACCAATACTGCTTCACGTTTACCTGTTGGAACCACAGGGCAAGTATTAACAGTTGTATCTGGCGTGCCTGCATGGGCAAATCCAACAGGTGCAGTTACTCAGATCATAGCGGGTACTAACATTACCGTTTCGCCGTCAGGTGGTACGGGTGCAGTCACGATCAATGCCACAGTACCTACCGCAACGTATACACGAACGAGCTTTACGGCAACTTCAGGTCAAACCACTTTCACGGTTTCTTATACTGTTGGATATGTTGAAGTATTCTTAAACGGTGTATTTCTTAACGGTTCTGATTACACAGCAACCAATGGTACTTCGGTCGTATTGGCGGTAGGCGCCTCAACGGGTGACATTGTTGAAACAATTGCTTATAGCGCAATCACGATTAGCAGCACCAGTGCCAATAATTTAGTGGGTGGAACTGCCGGTGCAGTTGTATATCAATCTGCATCAGGAGCTACAGGATTCACAAGCCCAGGCACAACCGGTCAGCCTTTATTGTCTGGCGGTACAAGTTCACCGGCCTTTGGCACATTAGGTATCAGCTATGGCGGCACGGGTGCAACAACATCAACAGCCGCATTTAATGCTTTATCTCCCATCGCAAATACCGGTGACCTAATTATCGGTAATGGCAGCAATTCCGCTACACGCTTGGGTATTGGCACAACAGGTTATGTGCTGACTTCTAATGGAACCACTGCATCGTGGCAAGCAGCAACATCCAGTGGTGTGTCATCGTTTAGTGCGGGGACTACAGGTTTAACACCCAATTCGGCTACAACCGGCGCGGTTGTACTAGGTGGAACGCTTGCGATTGCAAATGGTGGAACTGGTGCTACAACAGCAAGTGCAGGATTTAATGCATTAAGCCCAATCACATCAACCGGTGATTTAATCATAGGTACAGGTGTTAACACCGCTTCAAGATTGGCTATTGGTACTAATGGATATGTTCTTACATCCAATGGAACCACAGCATCTTGGGCAGCAAATAATGCGGGAACCGTTACATCAGTATCATTTACTGGTGGCTTAATTAGTGTAGCAACGGCATCAACCACACCAGCATTGACCGTTGCGGGCACATCAGGCGGTATTGTTTATTTTAGTTCATCAAGCGCTTGGGCATCATCGGCTGCACTTACTCAATATGGCGTGGTGTATGGTGGTGGAGCGGGTGCTGCACCCGCAGCAACGGCATCGGGCACATCTGGTCAGCCTTTATTGTCTGGTGGATCAGGTGCGGCACCTGCTTATGGCACGCTTGGTATTAGTTATGGTGGTACAGGTCAGACAACGGCAGCAGCGGCATTTAATGCGCTTAATCCTATGACAACCACCGGTGACATTATTTATGAATCCGGCACAAACACTGCTGCACGTTTAGGCATTGGTTCTACTGGTCAAGTTCTTAGTGTCGTATCGGGTGTACCGGCATGGTCAAGCACTGTCACGCAAATTGTGGCTGGAACCAACATCACCATTTCACCTGCGGGTGGAACGGGTGCAGTCACCATTAATGCAACCAGCACTCCAACGGCTTATACCCGTACCAGTTTTACCGCAACATCAGGTCAAACGTCATTCACTGTAAGTTACACCGTTGGTTATATTCAAGTTTTCTTGAATGGTGTGTTCTTGAATGGCTCGGATTACACTGCAACAACAGGTACAACTGTTGTATTGGCAGTGGGTGCGGCAACGGGTGATATTGTTGAAGTGGTTGCATTTAACGTCATTAACGTGGCAACAAACGTGCAAACCACGTATGTACCTGCAAGTGGAACGGCAAACGGTAATGCAACGATTTATTTAGCAAATGGCGTTTCACAATTGTTTACTGGAAATGCAACGGCTAACTGGACGCAAAACATTGCGTTTAACAGTACAACCACATTAAACAGTTTCTTATCCGCAGGTCAAACCATCACCATGACGGTTTGGGCTACGATGGGATCAACGCCTTACTATATGAATGGAACATTGACGATTGATGGAACGTCAACGGGTGTGACAACCTATTGGCAAGGTGGTTCTGCACCATCAACCGGTCACGCAAATCAGATTGATCAGTACACGTATGTGGTAACAAAAACCGCCAATGCAACCTATACCGTATTGGCTTCGCAGATTCAATTTTAATGAATGAATAATGGTAGAATTTCTTAACGGCACTTTTAGCCAAATGGAGCATGTAAATGACTATCCCACGTAATCTATCTATTTTAGCTGAAGGTGCAAGTACATCGGGCGTATTAGCCTTAACCAATGGTGGAACAGGTGCGATCACTGCAACCGCAGCGTTTAATGCCTTATCGCCTGTTACTTCTACTGGTGATTTAATTATCGGTAATGGAACGAATAGTTCTACTCGATTAGGTATTGGCACATCGGGTTATGTGTTGACGAGTAACGGCACAACGGCTTCGTGGGCAGCCGTTTCCGCTACCAACGCAACCAATATTTCTGGTGGCGCAACTGGATCGGTTCCTTACCAATCAGGAGCATCAACTACCGTATTTCTAGCTGGCAACACAGCAACCACACCTAATTTTTATACCTCAACAGGTACTGGATCAGCGGCTCAAGCACCTTCGCTGACTTCATCCACAGGTAGTGGATCAGTGGTATTGGCAACCAGCCCATCGTTGACTACTCCTGTATTGGGAACCCCTGCAAGCGGTAACTTAACAAACTGTACCGCTGATGGAACTAACTCTGTTGGTTTCCTAAACATTCCGCAGAATGCACAAACCGGTTCATACACGTTGGTGCTATCTGATTCTGGTAAACAGATTTATCACGCATCTGGTGCATCGGCTGCAACCTATACCATTCCTGCAAATGCAAGTGTGGCTTATCCAATTGGAACCGCAATTACCTTTATTAATATGGCAACCGCTTCGGTGACCATCGCGATTACTTCAGACACGCTTTATTTGGCTTCAACCGGTTCGACTGGTAGCCGCACTTTGGCACAATATGGCGTTGCAACTGCAACCAAAATTTTAAGCACCACCTGGATCATTAGTGGAGTTGCCTTAACATGAGTGGAATTTTACAGATTCTTCTTGGTTCATTGGTTGCTGCTGGTTCAACTGGCATTACCATTATTGAAACATTTAATGCCACAAGTAATTGGACAGCACCCACCGGTGTTACGTCTGTTAATTATTTAGTGGTTGCTGGTGGTGGTGGCGGTGGTGGTGGAATTTCTGGTAGTTCAAATGGTGGCGGTGGCGGGGCAGGAGGTTTTCTTCAAGGCAATTCTTTATCTGTTACGGCAGGAACAACCTATACCATAACTGTTGGAGCAGGTGGTATTGCTGGAACTACATCGCCCGCAGCATTAGGTGGAAACGGTGGAAATTCAATATTTAGTACAGTCACGGCAACAGGCGGTGGAGGTGGAGGTACAAATTCATCCTTAGCAGGACAGAACGGAGGAAGTGGTGGTGGTGGCTCAGGCGCAAGTTCAAGTGCTAACGGTTTAGGAAATACTCCTGCCACAACCCCTAATGCTCAAGGAACAAATGGAGGAACAGGAATAGGAAAAGTTGGTGGTGGTGGCGGTGGCGGGGCTTATTCTGCGGGCGGTTCGGGAGACCCATTTGGTAGCCCTACTAATCAAGGTGGCGCAGGTGGAACAGGTTTATCATCTACAATATCAGGTACAACTGTTTTTTATTCTGGTGGTGGTGGTGGTGGTGGTTCTCAAGGGGGTTTAGCACCAGGAGGTTCAGGTGTTGGGGGTAACGGTGGATATAACCCAGGTCAAACAGGAACTGCTGGAACTACAAATACAGGTGGTGGAGGTGGTGGAGGTGGAGGTACTGGAGGAAATGGCGGTGCAGGCGGCAGCGGTGTTGTCATCCTCTCCTACACTCGCACAACTCCCACATACAATTTCACAGGCTCTGGCTCATTCACCGTGCCCACTGGCTATTCATCTGCATCTTATTTAGTAGTTGGAGGCGGTGGCGGTGCGGCATCCGGTGGCGGTGGAGCAGGTGGATATTTAACAGGCACAAATTTAGCCGTTACTGCCGGAACGTCATATACCGTGACCGTAGGAGCGGGTGGTACGGCAGGGTGGTGTGATTTCGGCAGTGGAACAGGTGCATCACAAGGTGGTAGCTCAACTTTCAGTACAATCACAGCGGCAGGTGGAGGTAATGGAGGTCAAGCCGGTGGAACCCAAATCGGTGGTAATGGTGGTTCTGGAGGTGGTGGAGCAGCAAACGGAGGGGGAACTTCTGCTGGAGGTTCTGGTAACACCCCGTCAACTACGCCTTCACAAGGCAATAACGGGGGAACAAATGGCGGTTTTACTTCATCACCATATCCCAGCGGGGGTGGTGGTGGAGCAAGCGCAGTAGGTTCTAATTCTCCAAACAGCACAACACCTGGAAATGGTGGTGCTGGTTCAACATCTACAATTTCTGGTTCATCTGTAACGTATGCAGGTGGTGGTGGTGGTGGTGCATATATTGGAACCGGAACTGGTGGAACAGGAGGCAGCGGTGGTGGTGGAAATGGCTGTAATTCACCTAACGGCGGTAGCCCAGGGGGTTCTGGAACTGTCAATACTGGAGGCGGTGGAGGCGGTGGAGGATCAGCAAGTGAGGTCAAAGGCGGCGCAGGCGGCTCTGGTATTGTCATCATTCAGCTAAACACCACACAAATCATCACAGCAACCGGCACAACAATGGTTACCGTTCCACAAGGATTCACACTTGTTGATTATCTAGTAGTTGCAGGTGGTGCAGGTGGTGCAGGTGGTGTTTCTGGTCAAAGTAATGGTGGTGGAGGTGGTGCAGGAGGATTTTTAGCTGGAACCAATTTCCCTGTATCAAGTGGAGGCACATTAACTGTTGTTGTTGGCGCAGGTGGTAATGGCGGTTCAGCAAGTACAACAGGTGGCGCAGGAAATGCATCAAGTTTTAGCACAATAAGTGCAGCGGGTGGTGGTGGAGGTGCAACACTATCAGGACAATCTGGAGGAAACGGCGGTTCCGGTGGTGGAGGAAGTGGTTACAATGCTGCGGCAGGTTCTGGTGGTTCAGGTAACACACCTTCAACAACGCCATCACAAGGTAACAATGGCGGTAATGGAGCATCTGGTGCTGGCGGTGGTGGTGGAGGTGCATCAGTAGTTGGAGGTGCTGCTGTAACGAATAGCAACGGCGGTTCCGGTGGAAACGGATCATCTTCATCATTATCCGGCGTAAGCACGCCATACGCAGGGGGAGGTGGTGGAGGCGGTAATTCATCCGCTCCATCAACCGCACCAGGTGGCTCAGGTGGAGGCGGTAATGGAGGATTAGGATCAGCAGCCGTTGCAGGCAGTCCAAATACTGGTGGTGGAGGTGGTGGAGGAACGAATGCAGCAGGTGGACTAGCAGGTGCATCTGGTGGTAGTGGTATAGTAATTCTCAAATTCCATAACTAAGGAGAAATGCGTGAGTAGCAAACTTTATAAACTGTACGGTATCAATGTTGCAGTTGAACTTTTACGCCCAGGCGCAAAATGGGAATATAACGGTCATCAATTTACCAAATGGGATGATGAACGCCCTGTTCCTAGCGTTGAAGAAGTCAATGACGTGATGGAGAAGATCAAAGCGTTTGAGGATTCAATCCCAACATTATGGACAGCAGAACAGTTAAAAGCACTACGTCAGCAAGAAGAGGATTTTGAAAAGGCGGTGGCATGATAACCCACAACCTTTTTCCCACCGCAGTAAGCTATTTTGAATTTGGATCAGATTTAACAGAAGTTGAATTAAATTTTATAAAGAATTTAGAACAGCGCAACAATGATGGGAATAAAACAAGTGTGAATAACACTTTGTTTGAAACCGCAGAACTTGCAGAAATTGCACGGTTTTGTGAAGAATCATTGGCTGAATATTATAAAGAAGTGTATTCACCAAAGTTTGATGTTGCGCCCTATATCACGCAATCATGGGCAAACTTCACAGATAAAGGTCAATGGCATCATAAGCACCAGCACCCTAATAGTTTTATCAGTGGGGTGTTTTATGTTCAAGCGCAGAAAGATATAGATAAAATCTATTTTTACAAAGATGGCTACAGCCAAATAAAGTTACCTGCTGAAACCTTTAATTTGTACAATTCTGATTCTTGGTGGTTGCCAGCAACAACAGGACAATTAGTATTGTTTCCATCGCATTTAACCCACATGGTTCAAACGGTGGAAACAGATGAAACACGCATTAGCATTTCTTTTAACACGTTTCTAAAAGGTTATATTGGAAACGATCTTGATTTAACAGGTTTACATTTAGGGGCATAAGATGGCACATTTTGCACAAATTGATTCTGACAACAAGGTGATTCAAGTTATTGTTGTTGATACTAAAGATTCTTCAGATGCCAATGGCGTAGAAAAAGAATCTATCGGCGTGGCATTTTGTGAGCGCCTTTTGGGTGGCACATGGATAAAGACTAGCTATAACACCATTGGTGGAGTGCATACTTCAGGCGGCTCGGCATTGCGCGGCAACTATGCTGGTATTGGCTACACCTACGATCCTACCAATGATGTGTTTTATTCACCCCAACCTTTTCCTTCTTGGACGATTGCAGGCCCAACTTGGCAATGGCAAGCACCCACTCCTATGCCTACTGATGGCGGCTCATATTCTTGGGATGAAAAGACAAAGAAATGGGTTGCAATGCCTGGCATGATAGGTGCAGCTACAACCGCACAAATTTAACTGACTTAAAATATCAGTTTTTTTAAGTTAAACTATTGTTTCCGGTAACACCGCCGGTGACAATTTTGAGGATACCATGTCTATTAATATTAGCTTACCCATTGAGTTGGTCAATGCAGCATTGTTAGCGTTAGGCGAATGCAAGGCCAAAGATGTTTATGATGTGATCAACAACATCAAAACCATTGCACAGCCACAAGTGCCTGTTGTGAGTGAAACAGAAACCGTGCAAGCCATGACCACTGAGCAAGTTGCTGCTATTCCTAGTGAGCAAGTGCCCACTATGTCTACTGAAGCAGTGTCAGCATTATCGCCTGAACAATTGGCTGCAATGAGTGCAGATCAATTGTTGATGATGAATTCAGACCAGGCTGCTGTTTTATCTGCCGATCAAACCGCAGGATTGACCGCTGAGCAAATGGCTGCATTAAACGCTGCACCGGCTGCATAAAACAAAACCTGTTTTAGTATGCAATAAAAAAGGGGCTTAACGGCCCCTTTTTGCTACAATCGTGCTAGGGGGATTCTATGGCAACTATACCAACAGTATTGTCGATTGCAGGCGCACAACCAACACCGCCGAGCACACTCAATTCTGAAATCATTACGATTGCACAAGGTTTATCCCCAGGGCTAACAGCAAATTTGCCTGGCTCTTTGGTTGAAGATATGTCATCGACCGCAACCGCAGCCGCAAGCCTCTGCGATCAAGCCTATGTTGAACTATTAAACAGTGTCACACCTTATGGCGCGAATGCTTATATCCTCAACCAACTAGGTATTCTTTATGGTGTGCGCCCTGGGGCTGCATCCAATACCAGTGTTTATTTAGTGTTTAGTGGAACACCAGGTTTTACGATTGCCAAAGGTTTCACGGTATCAGATGGCGTATATCAATATGTTGTACAAGATGGCGGCATCATTGGCACAAGCCAGCAAAGCGCACAGCTATTTGCGGTAGCAACCAGCACTGGATCGTGGGCAGTTCCAATTAATACGGTCACCATATTAATTACCTCAGTACCTAACACGGTTGTATTAAACGTCACCAACCCTACAGCGGGCACACCTTCTCAGGCAGCAGAAACCACAGAGCAATATCGTGCGCGAGTCTTGCAAGCAGGGCAAGCCAGCGCACAAGGAATGCCGACATTTCTTAAAACATTGTTAGCCAAAGTTCCTGGTGTGCAAACTCGATTGATTTCTCTTACTCAGGTTTCTGGTGGTGGTTGGATGGTGATGTGCGCGGGTGGCGATCCATATTTGATGGCTTATGCTGTATTTCAAGGTTTATTTGATATTAATCAACTGGTTCCATCATCATTAAATGTAACCGGCATCACTAATGCTAATCCTGGTGTAATGACAACCAGTTTGACGCATGGCTTTCAGACAGGTCAAATTATCAATGTTACTGGTGTCACCGGCATGACAGGCATTAACAACACGCCATTGACGATCACCGTTTTATCGCCTACCACATTTAGCATTGGCACGAATACAACCTCAAGCGGCACGTATACGGGCGGTGGAGTAGTCACACCCAATCTACGAAATCAGAGCATCAATATTGAAGATGTGCCTGATGTGTATACGATTCCATTGGTTATTCCATTTTTCCAACAAACGTCAGTTGTGGTGAATTGGAATACGATTGCAGTGAACTTTGTTTCAGCCAGTGCGGTGTCTACATTAGCAGGTCAGCCGATTGTGAATTACATCAACACAATCCCTGTAGGCCAGCCCGTCAACGTGTTTGAAATTCAAACTGTATTTTTAAACGCGGTGGCCCCAATCCTAAACCCAAGTTTAGTCAGCGTGATTAATATCACGGTGACTGTCAACGGTGTGCAATTAACTCCAGCCACCGGCACAGGTTTAATCTATGGCGATGCCCAAAGTTATTTTGAAACAACATTAAGCCAAGTTACGGTTACGCAAATTTAATGGCTATTTTGAACACAACACGTCAAGTTACGATTCCATCGTATCCATACGTTCAATATAACGATGACAAAAATATTGGCGCGTTTTTTTCTGCTTACAATGTTGTTTCACAAAGTTATATAGATGCGTTTAACACCATCAATTTGCCTAATTGGTCAGCACCAAAGATCGTTGATTATTTATTGGATTGGGTGGCAACGGGGTTGTATGGCAATCCTCGGCCTGTTTTGTTAGTGGGCAATGTGATTGCTGATGGCCCTTATAATACTGATCCCTATAACTCTGAAAACTTTAACTTTTACAATACCGTCAATGTTGGACAATTTTTTGAAACCACTGATGATATTTATAAACGGGTATTGACGTGGAATTTATACAAGGGCGATGGCAAGCAATTTAATATTTCTTGGCTAAAACGTCGATGCATTCGATTTCTAATTGGCACTAATGGATTTGCACCATTTATTCAAGAAACCTATCCAATCAGTGTGGCGTTTAATACAGTAGCCCATCCTGGTACAAATGTTGTTACGATAACCATTAATACCAGCAAGAAAGTAATTACCTCTGAAGTAGGGGCTTATGATCAGTCAAAATACGATGTTCCTGTTTATAATGACACAACGCTTGGCTTGAAAGATGCACAGTATCAGTTTTCTTTGTTGGAAGCGGAACAGCTTAAAGAAGTCATTGAAAGTGGTGCAGTAAACTTGCCGTTTGGCTATACCTTCCATGTTGATATAGTGAACATTATATGACCGTTCTACTTGCATCTAACGCAGCAACTACGACATTGGCGGCGCCTTTATCGCCTACTGGCACGACTATCACTGTTGCCGCCGGTACGGGCCAAATATTCCCATCACCTGCTGCTGGGCAAGGTTTTCTGATTACGCTGACAGATATTGCGACACAAGTAGAGCATGAAATTTGTTTATGCACCAATAGAACGGGTGATACTTTAATTGTGGTTCGTGGGCAAGAAGGCACTTTAACGCGATCTTGGGTGACAGGCGATGTAATTGCAAACTTGATTTCTGCTGGATTGGTGAATTCTTATGTGATCCAACCAGACACATTGCAATCTAATGCTTATACCTACAACGTTTCTGCGGGTTCGGCTGATGCGATTGTATTGTCAGTGCCATCAATGCTAACGGCGTTGACCGATGGAATGAGTTTTTCATTCCGCGCTTTGTATGCAAACACAACCACAGTGCCTACACTTGAACTTGAATTGGGCAGCACTGCAACAACACCATTGGTGATTGTAAAAGGTGATAATCTTAATTTGCTGGTGGGTGACATTCAGCCAGGCATGATCTTGAATGTGGTTTATAACACCGTGTTTAACGCTTGGGTGATGATGAATCCAATCACTGATGTGGCGGGAGGTTCTTTCTAATGTCTATCATCATTGCATCCAATAATGCATCGAGCACGTTGCTGGCATCCATTAATTCCACAACTACAACGATTTCTGTAGCTGCTGGAACAGGTAACATTTTCCCAAGCCCAACGGCAGGTCAGGCATTTAAAGTTAGCCTTACTGATGCTGCTACCAAACTACAGCATGAAATTATGTTGTGTACCAATCGCACAAATGACACTCTTACAGTGGTGCGTGGACAAGAAGGCACAACCGCACAGGGATGGACAGCGGGCGATTATGTTGCCAACTTGATGACGAGTGGCACATTAACTGCCTTTTTGCCGGTGGAACAATCACAGCAAAACACCTATGGCTATGCTGCGGTAAGCGGTACGTCAGATGCAATTACCGCTACGCTAATCAGCACATTGACTGTTGCGAATGTTGGCATGACATTTACGCTAACAGCGGACTTTAATAATATTACCAATTCGCCCACCATGACTTTGGTGTTAGGCACAACGGGTATTGGCCCATTTTTAATATTTAAAGGCAATGGTGTACCGCTGGCAACCGGCGATATTACCGCGGGAGCAACCCTCACCTTTGCATATAATTTGATCAACAATTATCCGGCATTCATTTTATTGAATCCGGCAACTAGTCCGTTGCCTTCAACTTACTCTATGCCAACGGGCAGTATAACAATGTGGCCTACGGCTACAGCACCAAATGGCTGGGTGTTATGTAATGGGCAAGCATTATCCCGTTCAGCCTACAGTGCGTTGTTTAGCATCATTGGTTTAACTTTTGGCACAGGTGATGGCAGTTCAACATTTAATGTGCCCAACTATACCAATCTGATGCCGATTGGTGCGGGTGGTATTTATGGTGCTGCGGCAACGGGCGGTAGTGCAAGCACAACTTTATCCACAGCGAACTTGCCATCGCATAATCATTCAGCGGTATCAACATCAAGTTCAACCAGTAATTCAATAAGCACATCTAATTCAGTCAGCAATTCAACTTCAACATCAACACCCACTGGCACAGCAACTTCAACATCAGTTTCTACTCCTACTGGAACTGCAACTTCTACATCGGTGAGCACCACCACTGGTAGCGCAATATCTACATCAAGTTCAAACACCACTGGATCGGCTGCATCTTCTTCATCTTCCACTTTTTCGGGTAATGCATTGCCCACTCACGTTCATAGTGTGAGTGATCCTGGTCACTTCCATACTTGGACAAATCAGCAGCAAGCAGGGCGTGGAATCATTTTAGCCAAGAGTGGTGGCGGTTCAGCACTAGCCGGTGGCAGCACAGTGCAAGAAGGTTTAATCACAATTAACAATGCTCAAACGGGCATTTCAATCGTAGGGGCAACTGGTGGTACGCCTTCGGGTTCGGTGTTTACAACCACCAATACGCAACTGCAAGGTTTGGGAACAACCACTAATACCAGCACTTCATTGGCATTAAGCACCCACACAACAACAAATACCACTTTGGCATTAAGCACTGCCACCAGCACAACCACATCTTTAACATTATCTACCGCAACTACAACCAATACCACGACAGCAACAACAACCAATACCGCAACGACAACTGGTACAACAACCAGCACCACAATTGGCAATACTGGATCGGGCACAGCAATTAGCACTATTAGCCCTTATTTAGCTATCTACTTCATTATTAAGACTTAATTATGAATGAACAATTAAAATTTGATCGTGCCACCATTAACTTTACTAAGCTAGATGAATGCAGAAAGCTAGGTAGCTATCAAGATGGCGCTGAATGGAAAATTGGTTATAACAGCAGCGGGCCAGATATTGTTCCAGAAATGCAGTTTGACATAGCCCAGGCTAAAGCACGTTTAGAACATGATATACGTCATGCAGAGGCAACCATTCGATTGCTGGTACAAGTTGATTTAACCCAAGCACAATTTAATCAACTGATGGATATGTGTTTAAACATGGGCCACCATGATTTTTGCGCTCATTCCATAGCGTCTTTAATAAATGCAGGTTTGCGTCAAGATGCAAACGTCATATATGCAAATTGGATTAAAAACGGTAAACGAAGAATGCAAGGATTAATTGCACAAAAGTTGCAAAATCAACCTTTTTTTGAGGTAAAAAACAATGAATCTAATACTCCAGTGGTTGAAACAATTAAAGCAGACAGTAGTGAACTTGTTGATCAAGCAACCGCCGAGCAAGTAAATGAATGAGAATTTACAATTTGATCACGATGGGATTGATCTAGTTAAACTCTCTGAAGGTTGCAAACTCACTTCGTATCAATGTCCAGCGGGTATTTGGACGATTGGTTTTGGAAGCACTGGTGCTGATGTGATTCAAGGCATGACCATCACAGAGGAACAAGCAGTGGATCGCTTAAAACACGATTTGCAGCATGCTGAAAAGATGGTAAAAACATTTGTCACGGTAGAATTAACACAGCACCAATATGATGCCTTAGTAGATTTTTGCTTTAATTGTGGCGCAGGTAACTTACAGCACTCCACCTTGCTTAAGTTAATCAATCAAGGCAATTTTGAAGCAGCGCATGATGAATTTGAAAAATGGAACAAAGCAGGTGGGCGCGTGTTGGCAGGATTGACAACACGTAGGCTAAACGAGGCAAAACTATTCGCGCAGGGTTGAAATGGATACACAAACGCTCATTAATGTTGGATTTGGAATAGCCGGATTTTTTGGCGGGTGGATTCTAAACAACATTTCGTCTTCAATTATTAAGATTGAAGATAAGATGAACAACATGCCAGAGAAATACGTCAACAAAGAAGATTACCGGCGCGACATTGATAAAATTTTGACGAAATTAGATCAGATTTTTGAAAAGTTAGATTCTAAGGCCGACAAATAATTTATAGGTAGCCTATGGATATTGTAGACCTTGTTTCTAAAATATGGCCCATTGCTGTTGGTTTTGTCACTTTAGTTATTGTGTTGGCAAAAATGGATGCGCGTATAACCACTATTGAAGATAAAGTAAAAAGTCTCTTTGAACTTTGGAATCATCACATTGATAAAGGTAAAGACTGATGAGTTTAGAAGAAGCCCATGCTAAAAGCGCATTAATAGAGAAAGTTGCGTTTGCAGTGCTTCCAATGTTATTTGCATGTGTGGTCTATTTAATGACAACTTTGTCTACATTAAGCCAAGAGGTCACTGTTTTAAACGGAAAAGTTAGCTTGGTAGTTACTTCTGATAATAAACAAGCTACAAATTCAGCAGCAGAGTTGGCTAGAGAAAAACTTCGCCAAGACCTTGAGCACGAAATCCAAGACAATAGAAACATGATATTAGAAAACAGAAGAGAAATTAGTGTAATTGAACAAACATTAAAGGACAAAATTAAATGAGCGATTCTTGGATTGATACGGTAGCGAAGTTAGCGCCCACTGTTGCTTCAGCGCTTGGTAGTCCTGTAGCTGGAATGGCTGTTGGAGCATTGGAATCAGCGCTTGGAATGTCTGGTGATGATATTCAAAAAACTATTGAAACAAATAAACTTACTGCTGAGCAAGTGGCAGCGATCCAACAGGCCGAGATTGCGCTTAAAGCAAAAGCGCAAGAACTTGGATTAGACTTTGCTAAATTGAGCAACGATGATCGAGCCAGTGCAAGAGATATGCAAAAAAATGTGAAATCGTGGATACCTCCATTTTTGGCTGCATCAGTGACTGTTGGCTTTTTTGGAATATTAGTAGCGTTAATGTCAGGCAAAATTGAACAAGCCGCTGAAGTAGATATTATGTTGGGTTCTTTGGGAACCGCCTGGACAGGAATAATTGCTTTTTATTTTGGAAGTAGTGCAGGATCGCAAGCAAAAGATGCAGCGATTCAAGCAAAATTAAATCAGTAATGTTAAATTTCCCCCTGATCGTCAAAGCCCACTCTCCTTGGTTGACGATCCTTCCCCCGCTTAGGCGGGGTCTTTTTCTCTTGAATTTCTCCACACTTAAGGCACTCCAAATCCCCATCCATGTCTTTCCACCAGGTATGCGGTTTTCCATCTAAACAGAACTTATCTAAATCAATATCCATTCATTCACTAATTTGATGCACCTGTTCTATCATACGTCCATAGGCCAAATAAGTGCGTGCAGCCTTCCACAATTCTGTTAATTGTTCATCAGACAACGCTTTTTTATTCATTCGCTCAACCAATAATTGAGCAAACACATAATAATTGCTATGTGCTTTATTCCACAATTCTTTTATTTCTGCATCAGGTTCATTATATTGAATCATTGTAAAATCCCACTTGAGTTTAACGCTTCCAATAAAGCGCGAATGGCTTTGTCACATTCTTTGGCTTCAGTATCATCACCATCCACTTTGTAAGGCATCGTGACTGTACCATCGGTGTTGGTTGCATAGAAAGTCACATTTTGCAATGCATCTAACGCCATAATCATCGCTTCGCGTGTCATTGTTTAACCTCAAAATGCCGCCATAATCCGTACTTATCCACATACCCTTGCCAGTTCAACCCTGTTTTTAAACATAATGGCAGCATGGAAAACAAAGGCATTAACTTCGCTATTTCAAGCGGAGTAATGTCAATTTGTGGGTTGAATACCCAGGTCACGCCATGTTCATCGGTTAATTTAATTGAACCAATGGAAGGCGCTTCGGTATCGGGCCGAGCAAATATTTTATGTAAGAAATCTAACATGACTTATCTCCCAGGGTAGCAATTAACTTGCACAGGTACTGATACCGATCCATTGTTGTATTGCTGTTGAATATACTCAACTGAGGCACGCATGTGTGCCTGAGTGCAGCTTAACGATTGCTGGATCACTTGTTGCTGGGATAACTGAACCAAGCCGCGATAGCCTTGGATTTCAGTATTTTTAGGTGAAGATGCACAGCCAGATAAAGCCAGTGCGGTTAAGATCAATAAAGATGTAATGGTTTTCATGGAGGTGGTTTCCTTATGAAAGTATTAATTAAAATGTTTCGGGTTCTGCATCGCGCCACGCCCAACCCATTGCAACCAGTTTTTTAATTTGGGCAGCGGTGGGTTTCTTGAATACACCAATCATGGGTTCGGGTAAATCCTCGCCATCAGTGTTTGGATAAAACACAATGTAACCAGCAAATTGGCGTGCAGGTTTTTGCACGGGTTCATCGTGTTGTTCTACAAGTTCTGCATCAATAACTTCAAGGTTTTCCATCTTCAATTTCTCCTAAACATTCATTGTTGTGTTCCATTAAAGCAGTCAATCGAGCAATATAACTAATTGATGCCGCCTTCTCTTCTTGTGTTGCCTCAACCTGCTGTTTTAAAGCAACGATCTCAGCGTCTAACGTCTTTTTTTCTTCGGCGATGCAAACTGCACAACCGATGGCGATAATGATTCCGAATAGGTACTGCATTCTGTACTCTCCCTTAAACGTGATGGTGGAACCCATCCATATTTAGCCCAAGTCTTTGTAATATCAGTCTTAGCTGATGGGGTGTAAGGCATGCCGTCTAATAAGCGATGTGATAGTTTCATGGGAATATCTCTGTCTTAAAAACTAAACAGTACGCTTATTGCAAACCAGATGGCAAACAGTGTGACCATTGACAAGCCAACCTGAGCGATGATGGGCATCTCATATTGGCGGTAATTTGGGCGGTAATCTTGCATCATTCACCCCTCTTAAATTGTTCGTCTTGGATATGAGCCACGATGCGATCATTAAGTTGTTCACCAATCGCTGCATGGAACAAGCTACCTAACGACACTGGCCCTGCTTCAAATGCGGGTAGCAAATCCACTTGTTCTAACACGTCAGCAATGATGCTTTCCCAGCATAGGCGGGCGAGTTTACGTTGCAGTTTACGGTACTCAAAATCACTGATGCCTTCTAATACATCAAGATCATCAGCGGGGGACATATTGTCGTATTTCCTTTGTGCAGCATCTAGCGTGGTGGTACACATAGTTGTTAGTCCTTATTTAAGTTTTAAACCTTCTAAAATAAATTGTCTGATTTGACTGCTAATCGTGCGATTTTGATTCTTTGCAAAATCAATAATCTGGTTATACGTCAAACCATCCAATCGAACTGTGACCCAAATTTTAGTTGCATCATTGGGTACGGCTTCGCGTTTCTTTGGCATGGCATCTCCTTACTACGGTTATAAATATATACTTAATTGTGTGATACGTCAACACATTTCAACAATTAAAAAGGAATATTATCTTCTAATTCAGCAAAAGGATCGGCGGGTGGTTTTGCAGCAGGCCGATGTGCGGGGGTGTGATGTTCTTCTGCTTGTTCTACGCTACCCGCAAACTCTAATGCGCCCACGATCCCCTCGAGGGAAACGCCCTGGCTACCACGGGATTTGTTATAGGTGCGCACATTCACTTGATCCAGCGTCACACAAACCATGCTGCCCTTTTTTAAATACGGTTGCAGCGATTCAGCGCGTGAACCAAATAAAGTAGCTTGCACAAACTGGCTAGGCTTATATTGATCCCCTTTGGCCTTTTGACCATAGCTATACACCAGGCGAAGGCGCAACACTGCGGTTTGGGATTGGGTGTAAGACAACTCAGGTTCGGCGGTTAAACGTGCTAATCCAATTAATTGCATGGTTATTTCTCCTTAAAATGACGCTGAATAATTTGTTAATGTGTTTTGCATTTCATCTACTTCACTTAAAAACTTGATGATTTCAGCTTTTAACTTTTCAATATAAACATCATCACGTTCCACTTTGACGATAAACAATTGAGCATTGCCAGGCATACGCGGATCGTAGGAACAAAAATAGGCATAAGGGCAATTCATCAACCACATCTGGCCCATCACTTGTGGCTTATGCTGGTCTGGCAAAACGCCATCCAACATCCATTCAACATGCGTGGCAGTCTCAGGACATTTGATTTCTAACACCACAGGGCCATCGGGTGTTTGGATGACGCGATCAGGGGAAACGCCACACATAAGCGTGGGGTGTTTAACAAAACCGATTTCATCGAGCAATAAACCCGTTTTAATGCTGAATTGTTCAGCCGCTTCATCTTCGTGATCTGTGCCCCACTGCATCGCTGAATTAACGAAGAAGGTGGTAGCAACACCTGTTAAACGCTCTGCAACCAATTGAATCTTATATTTCTTGCGATAAGCCGATTCACCGGTTTTAGTGACAGCCATTACATCTTTAAACTTGCTACCCGTTGCGCGGCCCAACCGCTCAAGAAACCATTGTGCGGATCGCTGTTCAACTTGTTCGGAAGGAATATGATCTAACTCATTCATGTAGTGACCTTTTTTTCTAAAATATCGTGAACGGATTCAAGGATGACATTGGCCTCTAAAGATTCACGATGTAAGGATAAAATGACTTCGCGCAGGATTACGTTTTGGTTTTCAATTTCCATCACGGTGTTATCTACACGAAACAGCAAGGATAAGATGCTATCTACAATGTTCATGATTATTTATCCAAGTAACGAAACAAAAAATAAAAGAACCGCTCAACTAAAAAATACGATAAATCAAACAACCAACAACCAATCATTACTGCAAATACGACACTCCAAAAATCATTCATGGGGTTCACCTATCATTCGTTTAATGTTGAATAACTCTTTATGAGCAGGATGTTTAGCACGCCATAAACGCGCATAAAAGGCGATGTACTCGTTAGAAATCTTAAAATCCGTGCCCTTGGTCATAATGCTCACTTCCCAACGAATGCGATTAATGATGAGCCAGTGACTGATTCGAGTGCGGCCCTTTGAAACGGCTTCAAACGCAAACCGTTCAAAGTATTGCCACACCTCTGGATTATCAGTATGCCAACGCCACCAATCGCGTTTACGTTCCTCATACGACTTTTCCATTTTGCCGCTCAAGTTCTTTAAGTTTTGCCTTCTTATCCTTCACTTCTTCCATGTATAAGGTGCGAGATTCAGCCGACAAACCGTTGTATAAAGAAACAAGTTCTTCGTATTCAACACAGTTTTTAATTGCATCAATTACATCGGGATTCTTATTCGCGGGTGAGGGAAGTGTTTTTGCTGCGGCACGAAGAGATGCAGCATTGCCATCGTCATCCAGTTCCGCTGCAATACCAAAAGCGGTTTGTAATGAATACCGCCGTCCATAGGTCAATGCCGATCCATAACCCTGCGGTGTTTTCTGTGCAATCGGCATGGTCAATGGGGCCAAATCCATGACCTGGCCTGATTCATGCAATATGCGGGTTACAACCGTAATGTTGTCTGAATCAGAGTGACAGTCCTGCACAAACGCCAAACCTAAACCTTCACAAGCAGAATTTACTGCATCAATAACAGCAGCTATATCAGCATAACGGTTCTTATAATCGGGATTGGTTGCATTCTTTTTGGCATTCTCAGATCGCTGACGCGCAGTGATCAATGCCTTGATTAAATCTTGCATGATGGGTTCCTTGGTGGTTAAGAGTGTGTACAACAATTACAACTCTACACGCAACAATTCGCATAAGCAAGAAACATTTTGCATTTAACGCATATGTGTGTAGTATCGAATTATCAAGAAAGATAGTTTGAGGAAACGATGAATGAGCTGGCTTTATTCGCGGGCGCTGGTGGAGGAATACTTGGAGGCAAATTGCTTGGATGGAGAACAGTGTGCGCAGTTGAGTGGGAACCCTACCCCGCAAGCGTATTGTGCGCCCGACAAAATGACAAAGTACTCTCGCCTTTCCCGATTTGGGATGACGTACAAACCTTTGACGGAAAACCATGGCGAGGAATTGTTGACGTGGTATCTGGAGGGTTTCCTTGTCAAGACATTTCATCAGCCGGAAAAGGAGCGGGAATTTCAGGAACAAAATCTTCTTTATGGGCAGAAATGGCAAGGGTGGTTTGCGAAGTTCGACCCCAATACGTTTTTGTGGAAAACAGCCCAATGCTCACTGCTAGAGGACTCGGATTTGTACTTGGAGATTTGGCCTCGTTGGGGTTTGATGCAAGATGGTGTGTGCTGGGAGCAGCAGATGTTGGCGCAAACCATCAAAGAGATCGTATATGGATTCTCGGAACAAGAAATAACTCACCCCCCCCCCCCCCC